GTCTTCCGATTCGCCCGCCCCAGCGCGGCGCGAGTGCCATGCAGACGGTCCGCTCGCCGTAGTTCAATGGATAGAACGAGCGCCTCCTAAGCGCTAGATACAGGTTCGATTCCTGTCGGCGGGACCATAATCAAGTCCGCAGCAGTTCTCCAAAGTTCTCTGATCCCAGTAAATACAAGGCTTCGCGGCATTCTGTCGTTCGCCAAAGTTCGTGACGAATCGTTGGCATCCGGCATTTTTCGAGGCATCATTCGTGGCACCAGCAATGCCACGATTTTCGGTGCCACGAAAAAATGCCAATCCGCGTAGAGCCGCTGTCAGACACCAAACTCCGGAACGCAAAGCCCAAAGAGAAACCGTACAAACTGGCGGACGGTGGTGGCCTGTTTTTGGAGGTTATGCCCGATGGGCGCAAGCTCTGGCGGTTTCGATACTTTCGGCCGTCCGGTAGCGAGAACCGGCTCGGGTTCGGTGTCTACCCGGAAGTGACCCTCGCGCAGGCTCGCTCTCAGCGGGACGCCGCTCGGGCTCTTGTTGCAGATGGGAAAGATCCTGGCGCCGCCAAACAGGACCAGCGCCGTGCTGCCAAGATCGCCGCCGGCAATTCCTTCGAGGCGGTAGCGCGCGACTGGTACGCCACGCAGAAGGACAGCTGGAACGACGTCTACGCCGGCAAGGTGATCGCCTCCCTGGAGAATGACGTCTTCCCGGTGCTAGGCACTACACCCATCGCGGAGATCAAGGCGCCGGCCATTCTGGACCTGCTGAAGAAGGTCGAGGCCCGCGGCGTGCGCGAAACGACGAAGCGGGTGCTGCAGCGCATGCGCGCCGTGTTCCAGTACGGGATCGTCTACGGGCTGTGCGATCGGAACCCGGCCACCGACATCGACAGCGAGGTTGTCCTGAAGTCAGCGCCGGTCCAGCACATGGCCCGAGTGCAGCTGGCCGAGCTGCCGAAGCTACTGCGTGACATTGATGGCTACGAGGGTGACAAGGTCACGCGCCTGGCGTTGCAGTTGATGACTTTGACGTTTGTGCGCACCACCGAGATGATCCAGGCGCAGTGGGGCGAGATAGACGAGGACAAGGCGGAATGGCTCGTTCCGGCCGCGCGCATGAAGATGCGCGACCCGCACGTGGTGCCGCTATCCACACAGGCACTGGCCGTGCTGAAAGAGCTGCGCGAGATCAATGGCCACCGCGGCTACCTCTTCTACAGCCCGCGTGGCAAGACGGGCTACATCAGCAACAACACGATGCTGTATGCGCTGTACCGCATGGGATACCACTCCCGGATGACCGGGCACGGGTTCCGTGGCCTGGCATCGACGGCTCTGAACGAGCTGGGGTTCCGGCCGGACGTGATCGAGCGCCAGTTGGCTCACGTCGAGCGGAACAAGGTGCGCGCTGCCTACAATCACGCTCAGTATTTGCCCGAGCGCCGGCAGATGATGCAGGCTTGGGCTGCCCACATTGACGCGATAAGGAATAGTGGGAATACGAAGGACGATCGATGAAACGAGCGTTGGTGCTGATTCGCATTGTTATGGCGCTGCTGATTGCGGTGGCACTCGTCTATCTAGCGTACGGGTTCAAACTTGCACCACCTAGTGCGAGCCAAGACTGGGCAGCTTGGGCGCAGGCCTTCGGTGCGACGGTTGCCTTAGGCATCGCCATCTACATCCCATATCGGCAGCGCGTTGATGAAAAGGCTGACCATGAGGCAAGGGAAGACGAGCGGAAGGCTTTAACGCTCCTGACTCTGCAGGAGATTTCAGCGGAAGTGGCCCAGATTATCATCCTAAGCGGCTTCCAGAAGGACAACCCTCAGGAAGCTCCAATTTACCCGAACATCGCCGACGAGTTTACTTCGATGGCTGAGTCTATTGATCGTTTCCCAATAGACCGGTTCATCGAAGTAGGCAAAGCAGAGCAACTACGTGCGCTCAGACGAGTTTGTCGGCAAATGGCGCTACTGCACCGCGCAGATTCTGGACTAAATGGAGCACAGTTCAACTCCAAACATCGCAATCAGGTCGACAAACTTGAAAGCGTTGCACGGAAAATGTCGCTGGCACTGAAGGATGATGTCGAGAGGCTCTGTCCAGGTAAGTTCACCGAGCGGTTGCGGACACACCTTTAAGTTTTGCCCTGGTCGTACCCGTTTCTGCGTGAACCGGCGCGCGGTGATTCCAAGCCGCGGCCGCGCTGTTCTCGCTCTGGTGCGTCAGCGCGATCTGGTGGCCGCAGCACGCGACGTCGGTGCAGCTGGCGGCCGACCAGCCCTGCGAGGTCTTCATCTGGCCGTCGCGCCCACAAAATGGGCAGGGAAGCAGTTTTATTGGCATTGGATAATTCTCCCTAAACGCGCCGGAACTCGACCACCCAGACCCACGGGTTGGCCGCCCACGCGCCGGCGCCGTTGATGCTGTCCCAGAGGTCACGGAATGCGCGCAAACTCGGCGGGCGATCAGCGCCGCTGCAATAGCCAGTCTTGTGGTGCGATTCGATCGTCACCCCTTCGGATCGCGCGTCAGCCTCGCTGCAGTCGTTCAGGCGCTCGACGCGCACCCCAGCGATCTCCAGCGTGAGCCGAGACGCCGCCCGCGGCATATGGATGCTGGGGCGCCAGTCCCGATACTTGCCATCGGGGGACTTCTCGCCGTCGGGGCCATGTGGGTCGTCCAGGTAGTCGGCGCGGTAGAAGACGGCGCAGTCCTCGTCGTAAGGGCCGAACGGGTGATTGCTGTGCTGCCAAGTCTCGCGAACATACAGCCGGTCTCCGACTTCACCGTACGGGCACGGGACCGCCCAATCGAGCAGTGATCTGTCATCGAATGCCCAGTAGTGGGTGCGCGGATCCGGGTGGTGATACGTGATGACTTCATGCGTCCCGGCTGGCGGTTGCATCTTCACTGCGCGCCGCGTCTGCGTCTTCCGGCCGTCGAGGATGGCGCGCACCATGCTGCCGCTGAAGAGAATGGGGTGTTCTTTCGTCATGCTAGGATATCCTCCGATAACAAGATGCTGAGGGAGGATCGAGCGTGGGATTCGCGGACTTGACAACTACAGACTGGGTTATTGCTTCGGCGACGTTGATAGGGCCAATCCTTGCCGTGCAAGCTCAGAAGCTGGTGGAGCGTGCGAGAGAGACTCGTGGAAGGAAGCTGTGGGTTTTTCACACGTTGATGGCGACAAGAGGGGGGCGTCTTCACGCTGACCATGTCAGGGCGCTGAACATGATCGATCTCACTTTCTATGGGCCAGTGCGGTTTGGGCGAGCGTGGCGCTCGAAGCGCGATCAAGCCGTCCTGGATTCCTGGAAGGAGTACCTCGACCATCTGGCAGACCCCGCACATGCTGCGCCAGCGAATCCCGAAGCGGTTTTCGCGCAACGAGATGAGCTTTTTGTGAACATGCTCTTCACTATGGGGAAGTGCCTGGGATACGAATTTGACCGCGTTCAACTCAAGAAGGGTGGCTATTCGCCAGCGGCGCACGGACAGAATGAAGAGCGTGTGCAAAATCTCGTTACGGCTGCTACGGACGTTCTCCAAGGCAATAGAGCTCTGAGAATTGCGCCAGTTGTCCATGAGGTGCAGGGCTGATTTCATGCGGCCTCCGTCTGCTGTGCCACAGTCAGCGCAACGGCCACCGGCCGCACCCATACCGGCGTGGCTGACAGCATGAACGTCTCGCCGGCCTCGGCCAGCATCAGCGTGGTGCCCATCACCTCGGCGATTGCCACCGCCGCATCCGGCGGGACAGCGTTACCGATCCGTTCGCGCCACGCCTGGTCGCTCAGGCCGTCCAGCTCCAGGTATTCCTCAGGCTCGATCAGCGACTGAAGCGCAGCCAGTTCCAGCGTGGTGAACGGGCGGTGCCACGTGCCGTCCAGCGCGCGGATGATCGCCACCACCTTGTCGCTGGCAGCCGGCAGGCGAGGGTCAGCGACTGACCAGCGGCCGTTGTCGTGGCCAGCAGCTGCTGACACCGCACCGCTCGGCTGATCCCAGCCGACCACACCGTAATGCCCACCGGTCAGGTAGTTGTCGCCGCGCTCGCGCCGCATGCCTGGACGGGGATCTGCAACGGCGAATGCGCCCTGGCCACTGTCGCTGCGCGCGATCACGGTGCCAGCCGGCTCGTCATAGCCGGTCACGCGGTACTTGCCCGCGCCCTCGAAACCCGTTGACGCGCGCGGATCCTGAACGCACTGGCCCGTCGCATGCGCGCTGGTGACAGCGCCGGCAGCACCGGCCCAAGGCACGATCCGGTATTCGTTATTGTGCTTGGCGGGGCCGTCGTGGCGCGGGTCAGCGACGCTGAACGTGCCCTGGCCTGGATTCGTGCCAGCTGTGATCGCACCGGCGGCTTCACCCCAGCGCAAGACGCCATACTGCTGATACTGTGCCGCACCGGCAGCGTGACGTGGATCGGCCACCGAGAACGCGCCGTTCGTCGGCAGGGACTCGCCCGCCACGGTACCAGCCGGCTCGCGCCAGTCGACGACGCCGAGATGACCGCCGCGGCGCTCGGGCAGGATTAGGTAATCGCTCAGGTAGCCATCCTGCACGGCCAGCTTGTTCAAGCTGCGCCAGTCGCTGCCGGCCTCGACGAACGCCAGCCGCACCCACGTCTTCCATTGCAGCGCCGGAACGCGGTGCATCGGGCCACCGGCCACGGCGCCGGGCAGCGGCATGCGGCCGAGCACGGTACCGACACCCTGCAGGCGCCGTACGGGTGGCTCGTACAGGAACGCCGGCACCTTAGCAACGTGGCGCGCGACGAGCAAGAAGCGCTTGCGGCTCTGGGCCAAGCCGCCGATCACGCCGCAGTCGTGCGCAGTCTCGTTCACCGCGTAGCCGTAGTGGCGCAGGATTTGGCCGATTTGGTCGAGCAGGTGCCGGCCGCGTGTGGCCAGCCGGGGCACGTTCTCGAACACGATCAGTTCGACCGGATCATCCTTCCACGCTTCGCACATCAGCCAGACGCAGCGCAGGGTGAGCTCGTTGAGCGCCTGGTATTTGGGCGTGCGGCTCAACGTCTCCGACAGCAGGCCGGACGCGCCCTTGCACGGGCTGGAGATGAACACGCAGTGCGGATGCTGGTGGCCAGCAGCGCGCTGAATGTCGTTCGGCGCGGCCTCGCGCCAGTCCGCCGGCGGCTCGGCGCCATGAAAGGCGATGTACTGCTCACGGGTGAACAGGTCCATCACCGTGCACGGTACGCCCACCAGGGTCTCGAAGTCGCGCGCGGCGGCCGGGTCGTTGTCGATGCCGCCGATGCAGCGCCACGTGCCGATCATGTTGCCGACGCGAGAGACGGCCTTCTTGAATCCCTTGGCACCGCCGCCCAGACCGCAGCAGAAACCGAAGCTGTTGTACTCGCGGCGGATCATGCGCGCACCTCCGGATACCCGTTGTGCAGCTTGCCGTCTAGGTGACTCCCGGCGGTCGAGAAGCCACCGGCTCCGGCGAACAGGTCGTTTGCGAGCATCAGGGCTCCCCTGGTCTGCTGGTTGGACACGGTGTGGTGCTGCACGTCGTTGTGGGCGTGGCTACACGACTGGGGTTGTAAAGCGGCTTTACTCGGTTTTCGTTGTAAGGTCCCGCTTATGGAGCGATACGGCGTCTTAATAGCCGGACTGCACCGTATGTGGTGCGTTATGCGGCCTGACCTTAGATGTGTGGAGCACACGAGATCACCCATGATCTGTCTCCCCATTCACCGCACAATCTGCGGCGATTGCGGCCATATTCGCCGCATCGAGCGGCTCATCGAGGGTGTGATTGCTGGTCATTCCTTCGTTTCCATGTTCTTGGTGTCGTAGTTCGCCATCCACCGGGCGTTACGGTGGGCGGCATAAGTCCCCGCTCCGATGAAGAGAAGCCCGGCAACGGCAACGATGATCAGTGCGGTGGTGCAGTCCATCAGTGCTTCCCGCGCGTGGCCTCGATCTGACTTTCGACCCAGTTTTGAACCTCTTCCTCGATCCAGCCGCTGGCGCGGCCGAGCTTGATCGGGGAGGGGAACGTGTGGTCCTTGATGCGGCTGTAGATGGCCGTCTTGCCCAGGCCTACGCGCTCGCTGACCTCGGGCAGCCGGATGATTCGGCGTTGCGGTTGGTTGTTCATGCGAAGTGCTTCCCGTGAAGTTCGTCGAGTTTTTTGACCTGGTCACCGGTGAGCTTCGTCACCTCGCCGGCGTGCATGCGATCGGCCAGCGAGCGCACGAAGCGCTGTTCCCAGTCGGTCAGGTCCTTGGTGCCAAGCAGGCCTTCCAGTCGCCGGATCATGGTGGTGGTGCTGACCATTACGCGGCCTCCCGTACGGTGCCGACCTCGTGGTCTTCGATCCAGAACGGCGTGATGGACTCGGGCAGCGCGCCGGGGGGCGCCTTCAGGCTCATGAACACCAGGGCGGTGTCGATCGCGTCGTCGACGGTCAGGTCGTCGAGCCACCAGAACAGACGGTCGCGCTCGGCGCCGATCAGCACGTCTGCGCGGTCGAGCACCAGCAGGCGCAGGCCCGTGAGCTGGGTGATGGCCTCGGCGATCATCGCGTCGGCACGCCACTTCTCGGACTCGGAGAGCAGGGCATAGGGCCGGCCGCCATCGGCGGTGATGGACATGTCAGCCTCGATGCCGATGCGGAACCACTCGGTCATGTTCGCCGCGGCTGCAAGGCGTTCATTGATCGGGCCCAGCGCCTCGGCCAGTAGCTCGGCGGGGATCCCGCTCGGACCGAGGGCTTCGGCCAGTGCTTCCCATGCGACCACGTCGGTATGGTGCTGGGCTGCCTTGGCGGTCAGCTCCCCGGCCTGCGCAATGGCACGCTGTGCGGCACGCACGGATTCCAGTTCCTTGCCGACACCGGCGATCGCGTCCTGCAGCGCTTTGAGCTGCGCCTCGATCTTGCCGCGCACCTGGTCGTCGGCATCGCCAGCGTCCGTCGCGGCATCCTTGCGCAGCAGCTCGAGTTGCGACGCGGCGGCCTTGGCAGCATCGCGCTCGGCGGTGCGGCTCTTGAGAGCGTTGTCGAGCACGGTCAGGCTGCGCTCGTACTCGGGCAGTCGGCCAGCGGCTTCAGGGTCGGCCTGTACGGGCTCGCGCAGCGCCAGCTGGCCGGCCAGGTACTGCAGAAGGGCGCCACATTCCGGGCACGTGCAGGACACGCCGGTCTGCTTGCCGCCGGCGGCCGCGCGCAGCGCTTCCACCTTGGGCAGGAAGTCGTCGCGTTCCGCCTGGGCGCGGTCCACCGATTCCTGCGACTTGGCCAGGCCTGCGGACTTGTCCGTCAATTCGCGAATCTTCGTGTCGCGGTGGGCACGCTGGCGCGCGGCTGCGTCAATCTCGCCGAGCTGGCGCTGCAGGTCGCCAACCTCGCCGGATGCTTCCCCGATCTCGGCCTCGAGCTCGGCAATTGTCGCGCTAAGGTCCTCGGGCGCCGGGCCACCTTCCGGAACGGGCGCGGTCCAGTCGGCGGCCTTCACGGCGCCGTAGTTCTCGCCGGTAAGCGCACGCCATGCGCCCTTGGCGGCCGTGGCCTTCGTCTGCGCTTCCTTCGCTGCGGCATCGAAGCCGGCGCGCACCAACGGCAGGACTGCTTCGATCTTCTTGGGCAGGCAGCTACGTGCGAGAAGGCGCTCGCGCACCAGGTCGGTACCGAGCTTCAGACCCATCAGGTCGAACAGGAACGCGCGGCGCTCTTTGACCTCCAGGCGTGCGAAGCGCTGGGCGTCGAGCACGTAGGGCAGGCGCGGATCAGCCTGCAGGCCGGCGGTCAACTTGCCCGAGGGCAGGGCGATGCTGTTGGCTTGCGGGCCCGCCGACACCACGATCGAGCCCGAGTCGGTGCCGTCGTGCAGCAGTTGGCCGAATTCCTTCTTCAGCCCGACGCGCACGCTTTCGCCGGTCAGAGCCATGCGCACGGCTTCCTGCACGCTGGACTTGCCTGCGCCGTTCGGGCCGCAGATGAGCGACACCGGCGTGGCGGGGATGATGTCGGCAGCCCGGATGCCGAGGAAGTTGCGGGCGTGGATGGCGGTGATCTTCATGCTGCGGCTCCTTCGGATGCGATGATTTGCCGGTTGCCTTCAGCATCGGCCGAGGACACGACTTCGTGTTCTTCCAGCGCTTCCATCAAGCGCGCGGCGCGGTTGTGGCCGATCCGCAGGTGGCGCTGAATCAGTGAAATGGATGCGCGGCGGTGGGTGATGACCAGCTCGCGAGCGGCGTCGAAGAGTTCGTCTTCGTCTCCTGGCTCGTGGTTGTACTGGCTGGCGTCGACATGGCTGCTGCCAAAGTCCAGTTCGCTGTCACCAGACATCAGGCACAGGTCGATCTCGTCCTGCAGAAACTCGGCAACGCGCGCCACCTCGTCGCCACTGGGCTTGAACGACACCGAGAAGGTCACCCACACCTTGAAGCCGTCCTTGGGTTCTAGGGAGAATTTCTTTACGCGCACGCCGGTGAACGTGCTGCCAACCATATCGAGCCGGTAGCTTTCGAGCTCGTGGCCGTAGGTGACCGGCCCCATGATCTTGTTGCGCACCGCGCCGTTCGAGAAGTAGACAAAGTTGGCCAGCAGCTCGTCGAAGAAGCGCATGACGTGATGGTCAGCGACGGCCTTGAATTTCAGATCGAGTGCCAGTTCCTGGTTGTCTTCCGGCCCCTCTTTACGCGTGTTCAAGTGCAGGATCGTGGCCTTGCCCATGAAGTGGAATTTGTCCATCTCGGTGTCCTTTGCTTGTGGGCCGCGCCTCAGCATTCGGCGGCGCGGCACTGTTCTTCCTCCCGCGCTACAGCCGTCCGCGCGGGCAGTCCTCTCTCACAGGTATTTCAGTCGGCGTTGATGGGTGCGCGCTGGCGGCGGGCGGTCTGCTGGGCCGGCGTTGCGCTTTCGGCTGGCTGCGTCAGTTCGCGCATGCGCTGCGAGGCGACCTGGTGCAGCGTGGCCTGTTCCGCTTCGCCCACCACCTGCTTGATCAGGCTGCGGGCGAAGTCGAGGTCTTCGGCGTTCTCGGCCTGCAGCAGCTCGTGCTTCACGTCCTTGAACGTGAGGGTCGGCCCGTCGACGGTCTGCGGCGCTGCCTGGCCACCATCAGCCGGCGCCTGCGCGTCATGCGGTGCGTTGGGCTGGACTTCCGTCGCCGCGGTGGTGGTCTGAGGTTCGACTACATCGGCCGCCGGCGCGGGGCCGCTGCGCAATTCGTCGATCGTGGTGCGGCTGACCGTATAGGAGCCGTCGTCGTGCAAATCGATGATGTCGCGCTCTTCTTCGGACGTGCGACCCATGCCCATCACGATGTCCGGCGCGTGGATGTTCCCGAAGAAGCTGCCGGCGCGGTACTGGAACATCAGTGCGCGCAGTTCGGTCTGCCACTTGGAGCCGGCCTTGCCGTACCAGCCCTCTTCGACGGCCATCTTCATCGTGACCGGCGCGGATTCGATAACCGGCATGCCCAGCGACTTGTACAGATCCAGCAGGCGGTTCGGGTATTTGCGAAGTAGGTCGGGTGTGAGCTGCGGCTCTTGCACGCCCTTGGGCAGCGCCCAGGCGATGCACTCGACGTCGTCGACTTCGACGGTGCGATCCGTGAAGATGGGCCGTTTGGCTTCGCGGTCCCAGCCGGTCTTTTCCTTGTAGGCGGCCTGGATGCGGCCACGGTCCACAGTCTGGAAGCGCAGCGGGGTGAAGCGGCCCGATGCGTTGATGGCGGCGATCACGAACTTGCCGGACCAGCGCAGCTTGCCTTCGATCATGTCGGCGTTTTGCATCACCGCAGTGATCGACATGCGCACGGCGCGCGCAACCTCGATGGCCACGAGGCAGTTGCCGATGGCGTTCGGGTTCTCGATCCAGTTCTCGTCGCCGCCGCCCTTCTTCAGGTTGTACGAGCGGAACTGCGCCGGTACGGCGTCGCTGCTGGCGTAGGCCTTCGCGATGCGGTTGGCGAGCGTGAAGCCGCGCTCGGTGAACATGTCGACGGCCTGGTCGGGCATCATCGATACGGCGGCGCCGGCGGTCTTGATGGTCTGCAGTTGTTGAGCGGGTGCATTCATGGTGGGCTCTCAGTCGTGGAATTGGCAGCTGCCGTAGCGCGGGCAGTACTTGTCCGAGCAGAGGAGGGACTTGGGGTTGGGGTAGAAGCGGCCGGACTTGAACATGTCAGCTGCGAATTCGATGAGACCCGGCGCGGTCTCGGTGCCGAGCATCACACGCTTGGCGTTTTTGACCGGCGCAGTGGCGATTTCGAGCGTGCCCTTGGTCTTCAGGCCGATGATCTCGGCGCTGTCCTCGACCGGCTGGCCCGTCGAGTGCTCGTACAGCAGCTCGTACGTACCGATCTGTGGGCCGTGGCCCTTGGTTACGGCCACACCCTTCTGAACTGCGGCGGAACCGCTCTTGAGGTCTGCAATACCGACGCCGATAGCGGTACGACGGATCCGGGCACGGTCCATGGTGCCGGTCAGGCGCACCACGGTGCCGCCGCCGCAGTCGATGTCGAGAGGCGTTGTCTCCATCTCGACGGCGACGAAGTCGTAGCGCGGCGACACTTCCAGGCAGTACTGCGTCAGCAGCGACAGGCCGATGCGCTCCGCATCCTTGACGGTGAGGTCGTCGCTCGCCGGGTTGTACTCGTTCTCCGGGTCGTGGAGCTTGTCGACGAACACGCCAGCAGCGTCGTCGGCGCTCACGCCCGAGCCATCGAGGCGGCTCTGGTCGAATGCTGCTGTGCCGGCATGAATGGCCGTGCCCAGCGCGGCGCGCAAGCCGACAACGTTGCGCATGTCGAGTAGGTGAATGCCTTCCCAGCGGTATGCGCAGTCAAAAAGGGCGCCCCAGCTGGATGCGCGAACGGTGATGGTGCTCATTGCTGCGTTTCCTTGATCATGTCGATGGCGATGCAGATGGCGTCGACGGGGTTGGTGGCGAGCACGGTCAGATCGATACCTGCGCCGTGCACCTGGTAGCTGCGGCCGGGGACGATGGGGCGGGCGATCATGTGAGCTTCCGGAAAGAGGCCGGGCGGATAGGGCTGGGCTCGTCGCTGGCCAAGTGGTAGATGCAGAAGACGATGGCGAGCGCGACTGCTGTGCCCAGCCAGAGGGCGAGCAGCTCGGCGATGGCGCGGCGGGTGGACGGGCGGCGCTTCATCGCGACACAGCCATGCTGATGACGGTTGCAGTCAGCACAACCAGCGGCGGCGCGACGCAGATGAGCAGGGCGGTCATGAAGAAATCGCGGCTCACGATTGCACCCCCGTCGCTTTGGCGATGGCGGCGCGCAGCTTGAAAAGCGCCACTGCTTCGGGGTCTGTCGAGCCCTTCAGCCATTTGTCCTTTGCCAGCACCGCTTCGGCGGCCATCGCGGCGTCCACTAGATCGGGCGCGGCCTCAATCAGCTGCAGATTCGCGTTGCTTTCGGCCTCGGTCTGCTTGGGGTCAGAGCAAAGGAATCCCCAGCCGATGTACTTGGCGTCAACGATGGTGTGAACCGCATAGTTGTTGGGGTCGGGGTCAACCGGATGAAGCAGGTAGCCATCCCAACGCCACGGACCAGGTGTGTGCTTGGTCATTGCGCGTCCCTCAGTCCAGACCGAAGCAGCGGACCATCACGACGTACTCGTCACCTTCCCAGTAGCGGTAGGCAATGGCCGGCGAGCGGTAGATGTCGATGAAATTCTTCTTGTCGAGTGCGGCCTCGTAGACCGAGTCTTCGTGGACGCCGCGGAACTCAAAGTGGTCGCGGCCGTGGATCCGGGTCACCGTCTCGCGCACGAGGGTGCGGACTGCGATCACCTGGCCGCCGGCAGCGCGTTGGTGCGCTTCATGGGCGTGCCGGTATGCAGCGGCGGTGGGAAGGGCGTTGGGCATCGTCTGTCTCCAGCGAACCGCTGTGAACGTCAGCGGCGTGCGGCAAGTATAGATGCGCTAGACAATATAAGTCAAGAAAGTCTAGACAAAGATTGTTCTTCTATACCTGCTGACTTCGGGGAGACGGGGGGCAAGCGGTTGGACTAGACTGGCCGGGTGTTGCAACTAGGGGACAAAATGGGACCGGACGACGTGATCCGCGAGTTCGAGCGTGTGGCGCTGGACGACGAGGTGGAATTGGAGATTGACGACGCGATCGCCGGCCTGGCGGTGCTGCTGACCGATCCGGCAATCGAGGGGAAGGAGAGGGTGCTGCTCGAGCGGGTAGGGGCTACGCTTTACCGCGCGGGCCTAGACCAGAGGGTGGTCTTGGCGTTGAAGCGGGGGAAATAGGCAACAAAAAGCCCGCACAAGGCGGGCTGCTTGCGGTGGTTGTAAACGCCGGTGACGCTGCTTATACTCAGCTCGCACTGCGACGCTCAAATCGCATCGCACCCACCCAGAGATAAATTGCGGCGAAGGCAACAAGCCCGAGCGCCCACAGAATGTCTGCCTTGGTGGCCGGTGCGTTAGCAGCGATAACAAACCGTGAGATCACGATGAACGAGAACACTGTGCAGGTTACCCAGTCGAGCATATTGAACAGGAAGTTCTTCACCATTGCCGATTTGCTCATGTTCGTCTTTGCCAATTCGCTGCTGACGGCCCTGCTGGCCGTCTTCAGTATCTGGGTGGCGATCAGTATCACGGCAGTCACAGTGGCAATCATCCATCCGCTTAGCAGTGTGACAGCTGCCTTGTGGAAGGCTTCGGCAAAAATGGTCTCCATGCGTCCTCGCGGTTGAATCAATCTGGGGGCAAGTCGACTGCTTCACGCTGGCAGAAGTCTATGAACTCTGAGTCGCGACACACTTGAACTTCAGCTCGGATTCGAGCGGTGTCCAGCCGCGAGCGCCGTGCGTTTGCATGTCGAGTTGTTCCATTTCCTTACCTTGACCGTGGCAGTACTCGTCGGCACGCCGCAAGCTGCTCGCCTTGATTTCCTGCCACGATTCCACGCCACCGACATGGCGTGTGCCTACCGTATAGGTCCCGTTGCCCGCCGGGCTGACCTCGGAAACCGTTGTGCAGCCGGCAATTGTTGCGGCCAGCAAAGGCAATAGAAAACGCATTTGACCCTCTTTCTTGTTTAGTCCGGCCGCCAGGCCGATCGCTTCACAATCCCGCCCACGAAGTGCATCCGCTCGATTTGGTCCTGAGGGATCCGCAGCATGCCGTGGCGCTCGTTCACCGATGACAAGTGGACGATGCCGTCGCGCACATAGGCAAGCTCTTTAACCATGACTCGGCCGTCCTGCGACTTCACCAGGACCTCGTCGCCGTTCTGGATCTGGGTGTTGGGCTCGACCACCACGAACTCGTTGTGTTTCACCCGGGGCCGCATCGACTCGCCGTTGCACCGCAGTGCGTATGCGTCCGGGTCCTTGGTCGGGAAGAAGACGTAGCCGTCGCCATGCCCCACGGGGTACTCGACGTCCACGAAGTGTCCGTTGTCACCTAACTGCGCCATACCTCTGACCGGGATCTTCCTGAAGGCATCGTCAGGAATTTGGAACGTATCAAACGGAAGGGTGGGCTCGTCAAGCTCGGGCTCGATCGCGCCGTTGAGCTTCTGTTCGCCCTGGCCATTGATCAGCCACTTCGGGCTGTAGCCGTAGGCTTCCTGCAACTTGACCGCGTGATGGAGTTGCAGCTTAGGTGCGTCCGGTTCGAGGAGCGAGCGCACTACAGCCGGTTCCACGCCAAGTTGCTTGGCTAAGGCCGCGACGTCCAGATGCTGCTCAGCCATCACGATCTGCAGTCGCTCACCGGACGTTCTGCCGCCCTCTGCACCCGGCTGCAGCTTCACGATAGCGTCATCCGTGGGGCGGCGGCGTTCAGCAGCGAGGCGCGGGCTGATCGCTTCCAACTCGACACCGAGGCCCCGCGCGAAGCCAACAGCGGCTTCCATCGTGAGGGGAATCTGACCTGCCAGAAACTGCGTGGCCTTGGGGCCGATCTCATACCGGCGGCTGAACTCGTCGATGCTCAGGCGCCCACGGTGCTCGGTGAAGAGGGCGCTGAGGCGCGCGGCGTCTTCCTTCTGCCAGGACATCATCGTGCCGGCGGCCAGTGTCGTCTCCGGAGAGTCTTGGCCTATGGGCAGGCCACTGAGTTCCGCGATCGCTGCGAGCTGGCTGAAGCTGGCCTCGTGCCGGCCATTCTCCCAGGCCGAGATATTGCCTTTCGTAAGGCCGAGTCTGTCCGCCAGCTGTTCCTGCGTGAGGCCAGCTTTCTTGCGGGCGAGACGGATCCAAGACTTCATTTCCATCGCGCGATGGTACAGAGAATCTAGACGGCGCAGGTCTACGATTTCTTTACCATAATGTCTAGATACTCTATACTTAGCTGGAATTTCGGACTGAATTTTCATCATGAGCGATCACCCAGTTAAGCGAGCGGCCGAGTTTGTGGGGGGGTATGCGGCGTTGGCGAAGCTTCTCGGCGTCACCAAGGGCGCTGTCCATCAGTGGACGGATGAAGGCCGGCAGGTACCGGCTGAGCATTGCCCGGAGATCGAGCGCATCACCAACGGCACCGTCACCTGCGAAGAGTTGAACGACAAGGTCGACTGGGCATTCGTGCGGGCATCAAAGGACCGCTCATAGGTGTGCGGCCAGTCCGCGCTTCGATAAACGGGCCCTTGATGGCTCGACCGGGGGAATGACCATGCTGCGTTCTGCGCAGTCGGTTCCGTTTGGCTTGCTTGCAAGCCTGTCTGTTCAAACGCGTTCGCGCGGATCTGGCTGCCTGCATCAACGGCGCCAGGTAGTGGCATCCATTTCCCATTTCTCTTTTTCCTCGCTGGGCGCCAATGTGGCGCGCCGGCGTTGCTGTTTCGTTGGGGTCAATCGTATGGAACCGAGCCAGCACTTTGGAGCATCACATGCCGAGCCTTGAGTCAATGGTGTTGAATCGTGTTGCTCCGCTCACGCAGAAGAAAGTCGCCGAGCGCATTGGCGTCGAGCCAACGAATTTCTCGCGCTTTCTGAATAACAGCGGCCACCGGCTGAGCTTCGCCGAGTTCTGCACGCTGTTCGAAGTACTCGAGCTGGAAGTGGTTGCGCCAGGCGACGACAGCATCGTCTGTTTGCCGCGCGAGGAATACCAGGCGCTGCGCACGCTCGCGAGGAAGGGATTGGAGGTGGCATGAAGCGAGATCGCCCCTGGATGCCGTTCTATACGGCGGACTGGACCACAAACCTGAAGCTCAAGCGCTGCACGCATGAGGAAAAGGGCGTCTGGATTGATGTCCTTTGCCTCATGCATGAAAGCGAGGAATACGGCGTTCTGCGCTGGCCTCTGGCTGAGCTGGCGGGCGCTGTGCGCACTACCGTGAAAGTCCTGAAATCGCTAGTGGAGAAGGGCGTGTTGAAGGGTACCGACGCCGGCGGATCGTGTGAGGCGCAGACGTTCACACCGACCCACGGGCGCAAGCGCGGCCCCACCGTGACAATCCTCGAAAGCCAGGCTGGGCCGATCTGGTTCAGCTCGCGCATGGTCGAAGACGAGTACAAACGGCTTGCAAAGCAAGGGCTCTTACCTGCTCAAGAAGGTGCACCAAAGTCACCACCAAATACCGCACCAAAGCCCCCCATTGGTGAAGCGTTTGGTGTTTCACCAAACACCGCACCTTACCCATCACCACCCACGCGAGCGCGCGAGACAGAGGACAGAGGACAGAATAAAAACAAAAGCGTAAACGGCGGCGTAGGTGCTTCACACGTGGTGGGGGCTGTGGATAACTCAGACGCGCCGCTGCCGCTCTCCGCTGACGCGGTCGGCGAACAGCTGGTGCTGCTCGAGTCCGAACGGGGCAAGACGCTGAGCCTGTCCTCGCGTGCGCGCGAGGCGTTGCTCCGGATTGCGGGTCGCGGCATCGGGTTGCCGGTGTTGCTCCGGGCTCATGCCCTCGCGTGCGCGCGAAGGGCATCCGACCACGACACGTCCGCGGTGAATCCCGGCTTCCTCGAGGCCTTCGTCGACGAGGTGTTGGCCGAACGGCAGGGCGGCGCGCCACCCATGACCGACTGGGACGCTACCCCTGAAGGCGTCCAGGCCAAGGCGGCCGAGCTGGGAGTCGAGCGTGGCGGCGACGAGCACGCGATCTGGTTCCGGCTACGCGTCATCCGCGAGACGGGCGACCAGCGGCTCATCGAGCGCGAGGTGAGCAAGGCCGAGCGAATGAACCCAGGCGAATTCGAGCGCGTGTACCGGCTCATGTACGGCGTGGCGCCGGGGCAGGTGATGGCATGACGACGCAATCGCTTTTCGACGCCGGCCGGCCGATGCGCCGCGTCGTGTTCTCGGTGCCCGGGCAGCCCGTGGCCAAGGGCCGGCCCATCATCGGCATGGGCTTTCACGGACGGCCGACAGCGCGCACGCCGGCGAAGACGCTGGTCTTCGAAAACCTGGTCAAGCTCGCAGCCATGCAGGCCATGGAAGGCCAGCCACCGATCGAGGGCCCGGTTGAGCTCTGGCTCGACATCAACCTGCAGATCCCGGCCAGCTGGTCCAAGAAGCGCCAACGCGACGCGGCGGCGGGTCTGGTCGCGGCGACGAAGAAGCCGGACGCTGACAACGTGCTCAAGGCGGTCAAGGATGGGATGAACGGCATCGTCTGGGTCGATGACGCGCAGGCGGTTGAATACCGCATCAGCAAGCGCTACAGCACCGCGCCCGGTGTGCAGGTCAGCGTGGAACAACTGCCGCTACAGGCGGCGTGAAGGATCGATTGTGACGGGGGAAAACACGATGGAAGAACGCCTGTTCGACAGTTCGCACGCGGCATTGGTGTTCGCGTTCAACTACTCGGGCCAGCAGTACCAGGCCTCGGCGATGAACAAGGCCATGACGCCGGCCATCGGTTCGGGGAAGGGACTGGTCGGTGTCGATGGTGCCGCGCAGGCCGGCATGATCCGGAACGAACTGAGCATGCTGCCCGAGCTGCACCAGGCAGTGCTCACCGCGCGCTGCGCGCCGCGCGACGTGCGTTGCGACTGCGGCCGGCCATGCTGTGCAGCTCGGCGCCCGAACCCGGAATGGGAGGCGGCGATCGTCTGGCTGACCGACCGCGCCATGCAGCAGCTGTCCGGGTCGTTCTCGCACTACCGCGTGCGGCGATCCATCCTGGAGAAGATCTTCGGCGTACGGGTGGACCTGCAGCAGATTGCGGAGGACTGCGGCGCCCACCGCAACACGGTCAGCGCCCAGAACGCGAAGCTGAAGGTGTGGATCGAGGGCGAAAAGAAGCGCGGATTGATGGCCGCGCCCGGGGTTGAGTCGGTTGCCTGGGCAGCGATCGACATCCGTCTGAAGGCCGCCGAGATGGTCAAAATCGAGGAGATGGCTTGACATTGTGCAAATCGTGCACAAAAATGGCCTCTATTCGATACACCTGCGAAGTACGTCCAAAGCCCGCGCGAGCGGGCTTTTTCGTTTTTTCGCAATCAGAACGGTCCATAGTTGATGACGGTGCCGTCCGCTTTTCTGAGCTGAATGCTCACAGAGTCAGATGCTGTGATGGTGTCAGCAAGCCCCATCCGAATTTGGTCCAGGAACTTCATCACGTACTCGGTGGTGGTGCAGTCATGGTTTAGCGTCACTCTGGCAATGCCTTCGTAGTCGGCGACCTTTATAGCTCCAGCCTGATAGCCGATTGGCGTAACCATGATGCCGCCAGAGGCGCCAGACTTCAGGATCCGATAAGCCAGGCCAGCAACGGTTTCCTGATCGATCCTGCTCGTCGTATAGCGCTTGCACTCAACGATGACAAAATCGGCTCCGTCCTGTGAGTAGCCGATTCCGTCCAAGTCCCACTTTGTGCCCGCTGCGGCAACGATGGTATGGCCCTCGACTCGACCCAGCTCGAAGTGCTCGGCGAATTGATTTAGCAAAAATACAGCGACCTCTTCGTAGCTCGCCCATTCTTTGTCCGGCATGGTGGAAGTCCTCTGTGAACAGTGGACGGCCATCATGCCATAGGCTGACAGATGTCTCCTCCACCGCCTTCGGTGGTTTGCCCGGTCACCCGTTCCGGGCTTTTTCTTTTCCGTCCCGCCGAATTTTTACCGCGTATGAAAAAGGCTGAATTCGCTCACTTCGAGACACGCATTTTCCACGGCGGATAGCCGGTTACGGACTGAAGGATGTAAAGACCATCTGGGGATCGGAATACCTTGCGACACCAGAACAGAATCGTAGGCTTTCCATAAATCTTCCAGCCAATCTTGCCGCAATAGCGACCGTTTTCTTGACTGTCCTCTTTGATCCACCAGTTCCCTGCGCTGAAGACTGTGTACTCATTCGGCTTGTCATCGGATGGCCGCCACACCAGTTCCTTGATGACGCCGCCGTCAGCGTCTCTGAAGCGGAAGGTCGAGTTGTCCTCGAAGATGATCTCGATCTTGGCGCCAGGCACTAGAGCCTTGATTTCCTCCAAGCTCAGACGGTTTGGTTCCTTCTTGGCCTGCTGAGGTTCTTGGACTTCCTGAGGCTTCTCGGCCTCCCGAGGTGTCATGGCTTCCTGAGGCTTCTGGGCTTCCGGGGTCTCCTGAGCGAGGACGGCATGCGATGCTGCTATCGCAAGCGCAGCCACGAGGCATTTGAGATTGTTCATTTGAGCCTCCACGAGAATGCGAGTTGATCTTAGATGGCGACCACCGCAGCAGCTACTCTTACGTTTGGTACGGAACTCTTGCGCGAAAATGTGCGATGAGCAGCATCCGCTCCTGCGACGCATATGATGCATAAGGCATATGGTCAATCAACTCGCTATCCGCTACCGTGCGGCCGACGAGCTGGTCCGCTATGACCGCAATGCACGGACGCACAGTGCCGGCCAGATCGAGCAGATCAAGGCGTCGCTGCGCAAGTTCGGCTGGACCAACCCGGCGCTGACCGCCGGCGACGACCTGCTCGCTGGCCATGGCCGGCTGGAAGCGGCCACGCAGATGTGGGCGGCCGGTGAGACCATTGCCAACTGCCCGGTGCCTGGCGAAGTGCCCACGGTCGACTTGTCGCACCTGTCGGCAGACGAGCGGCGCGCGTACATCCTCGCGGACAACAAGCTGGCTGAGAACGCCGGCTGGGATGTCGACCTGTTGGCCGGCGAGCTGATCGACCTGCGCGAGGCCGAGTTCGACCTGACCGTCATCGGCTTCACGCCGGACGAGCTGTGCGAGCTGCTGGACCCGCCCGGGTCTGCGCCCGGTGCCGGTGGCCGGTCGCTGGCCGAGCAGTTCATGGTCCCGCCGTTCAGCACGCTCAACGCGCGCGACGCGGCGTGGCAGGAACGCAAGGCTGCATGGCTGGGGCTGGGCATCCAATCCGAGCTGGGTCGCGATGCGCCGGCCTATGCGTCAGCCTCGGACCACCAGAAGGCCGAGCGTGGCGACAAGCCGCAGCACCGGACCAGCATCTTTGATCCGGTGCTGTGCGAGCTGGCCTACCGGTGGTTCTGCCCGGCCGGCGGCCTGGTGCTTGACCCGTTTGCGGGTGGCAGCGTGCGCGGCATCGTTGCGGCCCGCCTCGGGCGCCCGTATGTGGGCATGGAGCTGCGGGCCGAGCAGGTCGAGGCGAACCGTGGCCAGATGCACATGGTGCAGGTCGAGGACCCGACGCCGGTCTGGCACGTAGGCGACAGCCGGCAGATTGCACGGCGCCTGCCCGATGTCGAGGCGGATTTCCTGTTCTCGTGCCCGCCGTATGCTGACCTGGAACGGTACTCGGACGATCCGGCCGACCTGTCCACGATGGACTATCCGGCCTTCATGGAGGCCTACCGCGAGGTGATCGGCGGAGCCGTCAGCCTGCTGAAGCCGGACCGGTTCGCGTGCTTTGTGGTCGGCGACGTGCGCGAGAAGCGCGGCACAGGCCCATATCGGAACTTCGTGTCAGACACCATCGACGCGTTCATCGATGCCGGCATGCAGCTGTACAACGAAGCCATCCTGCTGACCGCGCTGGGCAGCGCACCGATCCGCGCTGGCAAGCAGTTCGCGGCCAGCCGCAAGCTGGGCAAGGTGCATCAAAACGTCCTGGTGTTCGTGAAGGGCGACTGGAAGCGGGCCGTTGCGGCATGCGGTGATGTCGATGCTTCCGAGATTGCCTTAGCCTTGAGCTCTTTGCATAGCGACGAGGATTGAGGCAATACCGATACCGAAGGCGAAGAGTGACGCAAGAATGAACAGCTTCATTGATGTCGTAACTTTGGTCGCTGACATCTCAGGGTGCTGTGTATCGGGAGACTCAATTGCGCGGATCTGGTCCTCGCGCATCTTCCGTAGCGTCTCCATGCCGTGAAGCATTCCGTAGGCCGCCGCTGCCAGTCCGATGAAGAAAGAAAAAAACCATCCGCCAAACATTTTTCCGAGACTCGGCGAGCTGGCTACGATGGTTGCTGACGCTGCCAGACCTAGACCGTTGAAGAATGCAAGCTGCTTGAGAATTTCAAGTAGCCATGTCCAATACTGCGTCAGCAACGCCGTGTAGACGGCAATCTTCTCTGCGCGAAAGTTTGTCTCCGCCTCGGTAAGTTCTGGTTTTTCCGGGGTGTTTGCCCACGCAACGGTCGCGCTGAGGGCTTTCTTAATGAGGTTCATGGTGTGTTCGGAAGTCTAGTCACTGCACACTGACGGCAGCAACATGTGCTCCTGAACCCTACATGCGCTGGGTTGCGCTCGCGATTCCGAGAGTTCGAAACGATGGCAGGACGCAAACCATTCGAGCCTACCGATGACGACCGCAGGCTGGTCAGCTCGCTGGCCGGGTTCGGTGCGCCCCACGAGTACATCGCCAGCTGCATCGTGAACCCGCAGACGGGCAAGGCCATGACGCCCAAGACGCTGCGCGTGCATTTCCGTGCCGAGCTTGACACCGCAGCTGAAAAGACGAACGCCCTGGTGGCGCAGTCGCTATTCAAGCACGCCACCGGCGCCGGAAAGGGCGCGGTGACGGCGGCAATCTTCTGGATGAAGGTGCGTGCGGGATGGAAAGAGCCGGCCCAAGGAATTGAACTGACAGGCAAAGACGGCGGGCCGGTCGAGCAACGAACCACCGTCGTCGATGAAAAACAGGTCGCAGCCGCTGTCGCCAAGCTCGAGGACGAGTATTGATCCGTCCGTCGAGCGCGCGGTATTGAAGGCGAAGTGCGAGCGCGACCACCTGTTTTTCAGCCGGTACTTCTTCAAGCATCGGCAGGGCATCAAGTTCCGCGTCAACTGGCACCATGTGCTGATCGCGGACACGGTGCAGCGTGTCATCGATGGCGAGCTGAAGAACGTCGTCATCAACGTCCCGCCGGGCTCGTCGAAAACCGAGCTGGTGGCGATCAACCTGATCGCCCGGGGCCTCGCGGTGAACCCGCGCGCGCGGTTCCTGCACATCTCGTATTCGGATGACCTGGCGCTGCTGAACAGCGAGACGGCGCGCGAGATCGTGCAGTCGGACGAGTTTCAGGACCTGTGGCCGCTGGCCATCGCACCGGACGCGAAGTCGAAGAAGCGCTGGAACGTCATCGCAGACGGCAAGAAGGCAGGCGGCGTGTATGCAGTGTCGCTGGGTGGCCAGATCACCGGCTTCCGCGCGGGGCACATGACTGATGGGTGGCAGGGCGCCATCATCATCGATGACCCGCTGAAGGTCGAGGATGCGTACAGCAAGCCGAACCGCGACAAGGCGAACCGCAAGCTGCTGTCCACGGTCAAGAGCCGGAAGGCCAACCCGGACACACCGATCATCGTGATCATGCAGCGGCTGGCCGAGGAAGACCCGACGGGCTTCATCAAAGCCGGCAAGGTGCCGGGCGACTGGGAATTCATCGAGATCCCGGCGCTGATCACCGACGAATACGTCGAGGCCCTGCCCGAGCGCATCCGCGTGATGGTCGAGCTGGGCGAGAAGGATGCAGACGGCCGGTTCAGCTACTGGCCGTACAAGGAACCGCTTGACGACCTGCTGGCCAGCGAGACAGCTGACCGGTACGTGTTCAGCGGGCAGTACATGCAGCGGCCCAGCCCGCTGGGTGGCGGCATCATCCGCAGCGCCAACTTCGGGCGGTACACGGTGGCGCCCGAGCTGCACAAGCGCATCATCTATGCCGACACGGCGCAAAAGACCGCCGAACGCAATGACTACAGCGTGCTTCAGTGCTGGGGGCATGGGAAGAACGGCCGGATCTACCTGCTGGACCAGATCCGCGGCAAATGGCCGGCGCCCGAGCTGCGGACGAAGGCCATCGATTTCTGGAACAAGCACCTGCCGTACGAGTTCCACTTCGGCGCGCCGCTGGTGCGCATGATGATCGAGGACAAGGCCAGTGGCACCGGCCTGATTCAGGACATACAGGCATCGGGCAGCATCCCGGTCGACGGCATCGAGCGCAACCGGGACAAGCTGACGCGCGTCATGGACGTGGTCAGCTACATCGACAGCGGCCTGGTGATGATCCCTGAGGACGCGCCGTGGGTGAACGATTTCACGCAGGAATGCGACGCCTTCACGCCAGACGACACGCACGCGCACGACGACCAGATCGATCCGATGGTGGATGCGATCAATGACATGCTGGCCGGCGGCCGGTCGATGGACATCTGGACCAAACTCGGACAGCAATGAACCGTAATCAACGCAAAGCGCAGCAACGGGCGCACAAGGCCAACGTGGCCGCGTCCGCCGGCGCCAAGCGCTGGATCAGCGGCGACAGCTTCCAGAACTTCGAGGCGCGCGTCGGTCTGGGCACGAACAACCAAGCCTCGCAGTACAGCTACGGCTTCGACTTCATCAGCCGCAATCGCATCCAGATGGAGGCGATGTACCGCTCGTCATGGGTGGTCGGCCAGGCCGTAGACGTGGTCGCCGAGGATATGACCCGCGCCGGCATCGAGATCGGCTCGGACCTGCCGCCGGATGACAAGGACAAGCTGAACGCCGCGATTGAGCGCATGGCGTTGTGGGATCGCATCTGCGACACCATCAAGTGGGCGCGCCTTTACGGCGGTGCACTGGCGGTGATGCTCATCGATGGGCAGAACCCCAGCACGCCGCTGAATCCCAAGTCGATCGGGAAAGACCAGTTCAAGGGGTTAGTTGTGCTGGACCGTTGGATGGTCCAGCCCACCCTGACCAATCTGGTCACGGAGATGGGCCCGGACATGGGCATGCCGAAGTACTACGACGTGGTGGCGGACAGCATGGCGCTGTCGCGCCAGCGCATCCATTACAGCCGCGTGCTGCGCATTGACGGCGTCGAACTGCCGTACTGGCAGAAGATCGCCGAGAACCTGTGGGGTCAGTCGGTCATCGAGCGGCTGGTCGACCGGCTGGTGGCATTCGATAGCACCACGGTAGGCGCAGCGCAGCTGGTCTACAAGGCGCACCTGCGTACGCTGAAGATCGAGAAGCTGCGCGAGGTCATCGCCATGGGCGGGCCGGCGCTGGAAGCGCTGGTCAAGAACGTCGACTTTATCCGGCGGTATCAGTCGAACGAGGGCATCACGCTCATCGATGCCGCAGACGAAATGCAGACGGACACGTACCAGTTCTCTGGCCTGGACAACGTGTTGATGCAGTTCGGCCAGCAGCTATCGGGTGCGCTGCAGATCCCTCTGGTCCGCCTGTTCGGCCAGTCGCCGGCCGGGCTGAACTCGAGCGGCGAGTCGGACCTGCGCACGTACTACGACAACGTCAACCAGCAGCAGGAACGGCGATTTCGCAGCCCGATGACCCGCCTGCTTGACGTGCTGGGCCGCTCGGAACTCGGCCGGCCGCTGCCCGAGGGATTTGCTTACAGCTTCCGGTCCTTGTGGCAGCTCTCGGACACCGAGAAGGCAACCAACGCCAAGATGACGACAGATGCCGTAGTGGCAGCGTACGACGCCGATCTGATCGACAGGTCGACGGCCATGAAGGAACTTCGCCAGTCGAGCCACGTGACGGGCGTCTTCACCAGCATCACCGACGAGCAGATCGAGGATGCCGAGAACGAGCCGCCGCCAGCGGCCGAGACGGAACTGCCCAATGCTGATGACCCGGACAACGGACCGCCGCAAGAAAAGGGCGAATCCGGTCAAGACAAGCGGCGCGGAAAGGCTGTACAGGACTCAGCTCCGTCAGGTCGCGCAGCAGGTGGGCGCGTTGGTCAATGGCTTTCCGCCTGGCGATCCCGCCACCGCGGTAACGATTGAGCAGCTGCTGCGCCGGTACGCCGAGGCCCTGACACCGTGGGCCGAGGCAACGGCAGCCCGGATGCTGGCCGACATCGAACGGCGCGACGAGCAGGCTTGGAAGGCATGGATGGCGCAGGCGCAGGAAATGTCGCGCGCGCTGCAGGCCGAGATCCGCAATGCGCCGACCGGCGAGACCATGCGCGCCCTGATGGCCGAGCAGGTCGGCCTGATCAAGTCCATCCCGTTGGATGCCGCTGAGCGCGTGCATCGCCTGACGATCGAGGGAATCGAAGACTCGACCCGGGCGCGCGAGATCTCGAAGGCCATTCAGGAATCCGGCGAGGTGGCCAAGAGCCGCGCCGACCTGATAGCCCGGACCGAGGTCACGCGTACGGCGACGACTCTGACACAGGCGCGCGCGCTGCACGTCGGCTCACAGGGATACATCTGGCGCACGGCTGGCGATGGCGATGTGCGCGAGTCACACCGGGAAATGAACGGGAAGTTTGTGGCGTGGGACGACCCGCCGACGCTCGACAAGATGGCCGGCCACGCCGGGCAGTTTCCGAACTGCCGGTGCTATCCCGAACCCGCAATACCCGAGGATTGATCCATGGAAATGCGCTTCTACACCGTGCAGAAGCTCGGACCCAAGCGCTCGCTGACGCCAGAAGGCTTCCTGCTGTGCGAGGAAGTGCCCGTCGCGCGCACCGGCGAGATGCTGTACGGCCCGGGCGAAGTCCCGGTCGAACCCGGCCCGGACGGCCTGATCCGTATCAGCCGGACCCCGGAAGAGGTGTTCCGCGACGCGACCACCGCCAGTTGCATGGGCAAGGACGTCACGCTCGACCACCCGGACGACTTCGTGCAGCCGTCGAACTTCGCCTCGCTGACGCAGGGTGTGATGCTCAATCCGCGCCGCGGCACTGGCATTGCCGACGACCTGCTGGTGGCCGACCTGCTGATCAAGCACCCCGACGCCATCAAGGCTGTCCAGGAAGAGGACATCGAAGAGGTCAGCCTCGGCTATGAGGCGGACTACGAACAGGTATCACCCGGCCGCGGGGTTCAGCGGAACATCGTTGTCAACCACGTAGCCCTCGTCGAGCGCGGCCGGTGCGGCCCGCGCTGCGCGATCGGCGATAAGGAAACCGAAGATATGAAGACCAAAGACAGCAAGCCAAAGGGCAAGCGCAGCTTCGCTGACCGCATCCGCGCGGCATTCATGGCCAAGGACGCCGAAGCCGTCGAGGAACTGGCCAACGAAGCCGAGTCCATGGACGAGGAGTCCGAGGAAGAACGCAAGAAGCGCGAGGCCGAAGAGGCCGCTGCCAAGACCGGTGACGCGCTGCCGAAGATTCTGCAGCTCATCAAGTCGCTCGACGCCCGTATGGCCAAGATCGAGGCCCGCGACGAAGAGTCCGAGGAAGAGCGCAAGGCCCGGGAGGCGAAAGAGAAGGAAGGCAAGACCGACGACACGGTCATCGAACCCGAAGGGGCTGGAAAGCTCGATGAAGCCGGCGTCAAGCTCTACACGGGCGACGCGGCGAACTCGATTCTGTCTCGTGCCGAGATCCTTTCGCCGGGCATCAAGCTGCCGACCGTGGACGCAGCCATGGACACGAAGGACCGGGCCGCCGCGCTGTGCAAATGTCAGCGCCGCGCGCTCGACCTAGCGTATCAGACCGAAGCGGGGAAGGCGGCAATCAGCCAGTTCCTCGGCGGCTATACGGCCGACTTCGAGAAGCTACCGGTTGCCGTCGTCAACGCTGCGTTCATGGGTGCAAGTGAGCTGATGAAGCAAGCGAACAACGGCAATGCCAGCCGCAACGCGATCAGCACCAAGGACTTCGGCCGAGTCACGACCGTAGCGGACATCAACAAGCGCAACCAGGAATACTGGGCCAACCGGTCCAGCAAGTAAGGAGAGCCTCATGGGCAACGCATTTCTGTATCGCATGCCTTCGGGCATTCCGGGTGATATCAGCCGCCTGTCGGCCGCGACGGTCGAACCGGTCCTGCTCGACCCAGCGAACCCATTCAGCGCGTTTGGGCTGTTCGGGAAGATCGCCGCTGGCAAGTTCATTCCGATCGGCGCGGGCGACGCCGCATCCGCTACCTATGGGCTGTATGTGCGACCGTATCCGACCACGGGTGGCGCCGCCTCGGACCCTCTCGGCACTTCGACGCCCCCTGCAAGCGGTATCGGCAACGCCATGCGCCGCGGCTACATGACTGTCAAGCTGAACGCCGGTACCGCCGCGTTCGGCGGCCAGGTGTACGTGCGTGTCGCAGCTGCTGCCGCAGGCAAGCCCATCGGCGGCATTGAAGCTGCTGCCGACAGCACCAACACCATCGCCATCACCGGCGCCACCTTCATGAGTGCGGCGGATGCCTCTGGCAACGTCGAGCTCGCGTACAACATCTAAAGGGTCACCCAGAATGAGCAAAATCATCGTTCCGCGCATGGCTGCGGCGGCCGCGATCGCCATGGTCAACGCCCCGGCCATCATTCGCGCGCGCACGCGCGACAACATGCTGACGTTCGACAGCCGCACGATTGACAGTGCCGGCGTGTTCCTCGTCGGCGAACTCGAACGCCTGGATCAGGAACTGCACGCCCCGCTGGCGGAAGTTACCTGGTCGCGCGACATCATGCTGCGCGAGGACGTGTCGATTGCCGACGAAGTCTCGTCCTTCACGAACTCCACCTTCGCCGCGGCTGGTGGCACCTCGCCGAACGGCAAGGCCTGGATCGGCAAGGACACGACCACGATCGTGGGCATGGCGCTGGACATTGGCAAGACCATGACCCCGCTGAATCTGTGGGGTATGCAGCTCGGCTGGACGCTGCCGGAACTGGCATCCGCCCAGCAGCTGGGGCGGCCCGTCGACCAGCAGAAGTTCGAGGGCATGCAGCTCAAGTACCAGATGGACGTCGATGAGCAGGTCTACATCGGCGATCCCGGGCTCGGTCTCTACGGCCTCGTGAATTCGCCCTCGGTGACCGCCACCAACGTGGTGAACGGCGTCAGTGGCCAACCGAATTGGGCCAACAAGACGCCGCAGGAGATGCTGAACGACGTCAACACCCTGCTGAATGCGTCCTGGGCGGCAACTGGCTTTGCGATCTGCCCGTCCGAGCTGCGCCTGCCGCCGGTCCAGTTCTCGAAGCTGGTCAGCACGTTGATCAGCAGCGCCGGCAACATTAGCGTGCTGGAGTTCCTGAAGGTGAACTCGCTGTGCAACACGCTGAACGGCCGCCCGCTCAACATTCAGCCGCTGAAGTGGCTGCCGGGCCGAGGGGCAGCCGCCACGGACCGCATGGTCGCCTACACCAACGACCGCAAGCGCGTCCGCTTCCCGCTGGTACCGCTGCAGCGTACGCCGCTGGAGTATCGCGACCTGCGCCAGCTCACGACCTACTATGGCCGTCTGGGGGCCATCGAGTTCGTGTATCCGGAAACCGTGGCTTACGCCGACGGCATCTAAGGGGTCGAAATGCCGAAGATCTACGTTGCCAAGGCGTTCACGCTGACCCATGATGACGGGACGAGAACGAGCTTCGATGTGGGCAACCACAAAGTCGATCAGGAAATCGCGGACCACTGGTTCGTCAAGCACCACCTGGGCGAGGCACCTGCCCAGGAAGGCGCTGACACCAGTGAGCAGGCCAAGCAGCGTCTGGCTGAGCTCGAGCGTCTGGCGATCCAACTTGACGATGAGCGCAAGAGGCTTGAAGAGCTGAGCGTCGCCCTGGACGCCCGTGCTGACGAGCTCGACAAGCGCGAAGCGGAGCTGGACAAGCGCGAAACCGCTCTCAAAGAAGCCGAGGCCAAGGCGACTGCCCAGGTGGACGCCAAGGCCGCTGCGAAACCCACCGGAAAGTAACCTGAATGAGCTCCGTTGCCCAGTTCCGCCAAGATTTCCCCGAGTTCGGGAACACCACGACCTACCAAGATGCATCCGTATCGTTCTGGATGACGATCGCGGTGTCGATGGTGAACCCGGACCGCTGGGGCGTCCTGACGGATCAGGGCATCGAGCTCGTGACGGCTCACCATCTGGCGCTCGCCAAGCGTGACCAGGACGCCTCGGCGGCCGGTGGTACACCCGGCGAGGTCAAGGGGCCGACATCGTCCAAGTCCGTCGACAAGGTTTCGGTGTCCTACGACACCGGGGCCGTGACGCTTCAGGACGCTGGATTCTGGAACCTGACCACCTACGGTGTGCGCTTTCTCACGATCGCGCGGGCCATGGGCGCGGGCGGTCTGCAACTGTGAGGTGATCATGGTCGAAATGAAGGTGGACCGGCTCGGCGCCGTAATCGGTGCAATCACCGAACTGGTCAAGAAGGACGTCCTGGTGGGCGTGCCATCGGCCAAGGCCGAGCGCAGGGACGAAGGCGAGCCCATCAACAATGCGGCGATCGGCTACATCATGGAAACCGGTTCGCCCGTCAACAATATTCCGGCACGTCCGCACCTGATTCCCGGTATCAAGGAAGTGCAGGACAAGGTCGCCGATGCCCTGGGAAGTGGCGCCAGTGCGGCGCTGTCTGGTTCCCGGCAGAGAGTGAACGCCGCGCTCAACAAGGCCGGGCTGATCGGCCAGAACGGTGTGCGGGCCAAGATCACCGATGGCCCGTTTGCGCCGCTCTCTGAAGCGACTTTGCGCGCGCGTGCGCGCCGTGGGCGGAAGGGGGCCGCAGCTGAGCTGGCCAGCCGCGCGGCCGGCAATCAGCCGGACAACGCGAACGCCAAGCCGTTGATCGACACCGGCCAGTACCGCCAGTCGATTACCTACGTGGTGAGGGACAAGTAATGCCGCTGCTCGACGTTTCGGACATCCTGTTCGATCCGGACTTCGCCGACCTCACGCTGACCGTCACGCGAAACGCGCAGACGGTCGGGAACGACGGCATCGCGGTGGACACACCGACCACTACGCCGTTTGTTGGCGTGGTGACCAGCTCGACCGGGTCGGTGCTGCATCGGGTGGCCGAAGGCGCGCGCATCAGCGATACGATCCTGATCCACACGCGGTTCAAGCTCATCGACGGGCAGGCCGGCTACGACGCCGATGTGGTGACATGGCAGGGTCTGCAATGGACGGTGACCAACGTCAACGACTACAGCACGTACGGCCGCGGCTTCGTGGCCGCGACGTGTACGCTGAAGCAACTCTCGGGGTAAGACATGGCTGATAGCTCGACAGGGGGATACCTCTCGCCTGCCGTGGCTTCGCCCCCGCTCGAAGACGCGGCACTTGACGCGATCTTTCAGCAGATGATCGTCGGGATCACCGGGCTGCCCGGCAACATGGTGCGCCCGCGCTGGCAGCCCACAGTGCCAAAGCAGCCCGATGCGACCGTGAACTGGTGCGCGCTGGGTATCACGGTGCAGAAGCCGGACGCAGGCCCTGCGATCACCCACAACCCGGCCGGCGACGGCAGCGACACCTACGTGCGCCACGAGGGCATCGAGGTGCTGGCGTCGTTCTATGGTCCGAACGCCAAGCTGTATGCGCACCAGTTGCTCGACGGTCTCGCCATCCCGCAGAACCTTGAGCAGTTGAAGGCCAACGACATGCAGTCGGTCGACACCGGCGAGATCCGCCCGGCGCCCGACCTGGTCAATGAGCAGTGGATTCGGCGATATGACGTCATGCTGAATTTCCGCCGCAAGGTCACGCGCAGCTACGCGGTGCTGAACATCCTCTCGGCGGGCGCCACGATCCAGACGCCGACCACCACGACGCCAATCAACGTCACGCCGTAACCCAGTTACACCCCATTCGACAGCCCGCCGCGAGCGGGCTTTTTCCATTTGGAGCGGTCCATGCCGAACACTCTGCCGGTCTCGCGGCTCATCAACGTCCTGATCAACATGTCGCCCCAGGCGGCGCAGGGTGCGAACCTGAACACGGGCCTCGTCTTGGGCGCGTCGTCGGTTATCGACCCGGGCGAGCGCTTTCGCGCCTACCCGTCGGCCGCTGCCGTGGCAAACGACTTGGGTCTCACGTCACCCGAATACCAGGCCGCTGCCCTGTATTTCAACCAGACCCCGCAGCCCCAGTCGCTGCTGGTCGGCCGCTGGGCGAAGACCGCAACCTCTGCAAAGCTGAAGGGCGGCCTGCTGTCGGCCATTGCCCAGGCCATGGCGGCGTGGACCCTCATCTCGAATGGCGGGTTCAATATCACGATCGATGGCACGGTCAAGAATGTGACCGGCCTCGACTTCACCGCGCAGACGAACCTGAACGGCGTGGCGTCGGTGATCTCCACCGCGCTCGGCCCGGCTGGCTCGTGCGTCTGGAATGCCAACTACAGCCGCTTCGAAGTCACCAGCGCCTCGGCGGGCGCCGGCACGCCGGCGAACGGCACGATCTCGCTGACCGGCAATCCGACCGCGAACGACACCGTCACGATCGGGGGCACCGTCGTCACCTTCGTGGCCGCCAACCCGACGGGCAGCCAGGTGCTGATCGGTACCACAGCCGCTCAGACGGCCGCCAACCTGCAGGCCTTCCTGCAGGCCTCGGCAGACACCAACTTGGTCAAGGCCAAGTACGCGACCTCGCTGGGGGTGGTGACGGTGACGTACGGTTCGGTGGGTACCGCTGGCAATGCGTTCACCCTGACCAAGTCGTCGACCAATGTCACCCTGTCGGGCGCGACCCTGTCCGGCGGCGTGAATGCCTCGTCGATCACCTACGCGACCGCGCCGGCCACGGGAACGGACGTCTCGGCGCAACTGGGGCTGGTCACTGGCGTTGCCTCGGCACCGGTCAATGGCGTGAACGCCGAGCAGCCGGTCGACGCGGTCAACGCGATGATTTCCAACTTCGGCCGGCAGTTCCTCGGCATCACGTTTGCCGACACGTCGATCACCGATGCCCAGCATCTGGCGGTGTCCGCGTACGTCGAAGCCGACCAGGCACACTTGTATGGCATCACGTCGCAGGAAGCCGCGGCGGTGGATCCGACGCAGACCAGCGACATTGGCTACCAGCTGACGCAGCTCGGCTACAAGTACAGCTTCGCTCAGTGGTCGAGCTCGAGTCCGTACGCCGTCGCCTCGATGCTGGGGCGCTTGTTGACCGTCAACTTCAACGGCAACCGGACGACCATCACGCTGATGTACAAGACCGAGCCGGGCGTCGTGGCCGAGTCGCTGAACACGACTCAGGCCAACGCGCTCGACGCGAAGAAGTACAACTACTACGTCAACTACGACAACGGCACCGCGATCATCCAGAACGGCGTCACCCCGAGTGGAATCTTCATCGACTCGATCTACAACGCGATCTGGTTCCGCAACCGCGTGCAGACCGACCTGTACAACGCGCTGTACACGAGCCAGACGAAGATCCCCCAGACCGATGCAGGTAACCAGCTGCTGGCCGGAACGATCGAGTCGTCGTGTGCGGCTGCGGTGAATAACGGGTACCTGGCACCAGGCGTCTGGAACCAGTCCGGCTTCGGCGCGCTGAACCAGGGCGACACGCTGTCGAAGGGCTACTACGTGTACGCGCCGCCCATCTCGTCGCAGGCCCTGTCCGACCGGCAGGCCCGCAAGTCCGTCCCGTTCCAGGTCGCGGCTCTGGAAGCCGGCGCGATCCACTCGATCTCGCTGACCGTCAACGTTCAACGATAAGGTGAACCATGCCCTCGTATAGCTTCAAAGACGTCACCGCCACGTTGGTCGGTCCGACCGGTATGTTTTCCCTGGGCTACGGCTCAGCCAACGCCGAGGAAGGTATCGACATCGTCGCCGCTGGTGACAAGAACACCATGACGGTCGGTGCCGATGGGGAAGGCATGCACAGCCTTCACGCGGACAAGTCGGGGCAGGTGACAGTTCGCCTGCTCAAGACGAGCCCCATGAACCAAAAGCTTATGGCGACTTACGACGCCCAGGCCATCAGCGCTGCGCTCTGGGGCAAAAACATCATCACGATCTCGAACACCGCCGCTGGCGACCTTCACGTCGCGCGCGAGCTGGCGTTCAAAAAGAAGCCCGATATGAAGTACGCCAAGGACGGCGACATCATCAGCTGGGTGTTCGACGCCATCAAGGTCGACTCGGTGCTGGGCACCTACTGAGCGGAGAGGTAGATGCAGACGATCGAATTTGACATCAACGGCCAGGCGTACCGAGCGGCCAAGCTCGACACCTTCAAGCAGTTGCACGTGTCGCGAAAAATTGGGCCCGTCGTGCCAAAGCTGCTGCCGGCGTTCCTCAAGATTGCCGAGTCGGCGAAGGCCGGCGCGGCAAAAGATGACCTGAACGGTCTTGCCGCCGCGGTTGACCCGCTCGTGCAGGCGCTCGCCGCCATGACCGACGAGGACTTCGACTACGTGGTTCACGCGTGCCTGGCTGTCGTCCAACGCCAGCAGCAGGGCAACTGGGCGTCCGTCTGGACGCCCGGCGGTGGCCTAATGTTTGACGACATCGACCTGGGCGCCACCGTCCAGCTTGTCGCGAAGGTGGTCTGGCACAGCCTTGGCCCTTTCTTGTCCGGGTTCCTCGCCAAAGTTCCGGCGATGAACCCGGCGCCCCCCGCGGCATAACGTGGTCATGCCTGCCTGATGGTCTCGACTGGCTGATGCGGCCGGTCGTAAAGGGCATGTGCCGATATGAAAGCCTGAAGGACGGCACCATTGACCTCGCGGACATTGCGCTGATGAACGAGGCGCTGGACGTGCTCGCCGAGAACACGCAGTTGGCGCGGCAATTCACCGAAGACAAACATGGCAGGTAACGTCGATACCATCCGCGAGTTCCTCGTCTCGCTCGGCTTCAAGGTCGACGAGCGCGGCCAGAAGAAGTTCACCGATGGCGTCCTCGCTGCGACGTTGAAGGTTGCGGAGCTCGGGGTCGCGGTCAAAACCGCATCTGCCGCTGTGGTAGCCAGTGTCACGGTTATCGCCTCGCAGATGGAGGCGCTGTACTTCGCGTCGCAGCGCACCGGCGCCGCCGTGGAAAACATCCAGGCGCTGGGCTTTGCCGCTGCTCAGATGGGATCGAGCGCCGAGGCGGCGCGCGGCTCGCTTGAGAACCTCGCCCGCTTCATGCGCAACAGCCCGGGCGCCGAGGGGCTCATCACGAGCCTTGGCGTCCAGACGCGCGCCGCCAATGGCGCGTTGCGCGACACCACCGAGATCCTGTCTGAACTGGGCGGCAAGTTCGCCAACATGCCGTACTACCGGGCGAACGCGTACGCTCAGGCTCTGGGGATCGATGAAAAGACCCTGATGGCCCTGCGCGAGGGCATGGGGCAGTTCGGTGACGACTACAAGGACATGCTGGCGAAGGCCGGCATGGACTCGCAGGAAGCGGCAAAGTCGTCGCACGCTTTCATGAACGAAGTGCGCGCCCTGGGCTCGGCTTTCGTGATTCTGGGCCAGAAGGTGGCCACCAGCCTGACCGGCAAGTTGTCCGGTGATATCCGGCGCTTCCGCGACGGCCTGGTCAACAACTTCGGCCGGATCTCCGCCATCGTCGAGAAGGTGGCTGGGGCCGTCCTGTCGCTGGCAGACATCATCAGCACGCTGGCCCTGCGCGGGATGCAGGCCATCGCTGCGGTGGTCGACTGGTTCAATGGACTGGACGGCACGACGAAGCTTGTCATCGAGTCCGTCGTCGCCCTAGGCGTTGCATGGAAGGTGCTCAATACAGGCTTCCTGGCGACGCCGCTGGGCCGCATCGTGGCGCTCGGTACGGCCATCCTGGCGCTCTACGACGACTACAAGGTTTGGAAAGAAGGCGGCAAGAGCCTGATTGACTGGACGCAGTGGGAACCTGGCATCAAATTAGCGACGGAAGGCATCAAGACGCTAAGAGACTATCTGGCGGACATTCTCTATGTAGCGCTTGCGGGCGGTGATGCCATTGTGAAACTCTTCAAGGGTGATTTCGCTGGCGCAAAGATCGCGGCAAAAGCCTTTTGGATTGGGCGCGAATCGGAATACAACGAGCTCAATAGAACGCCAACCCCTGCGGCCGCGCCAGGCGCTGCGTCCGGGCCTGCCCCGGCCGCGCCGCCGGCGGCAGGTGGCGGACGCCAGCCGCGAGGGATCCGCAACAATAATCCGGGCAACCTGAACTACGTTGGCCAGGCTGGCGCGACACAGGAAGAAGGTCCGAACGGCCGGTTCGCGGTGTTCCAGACTGCCGAGGATGGCTTGCAGGCGTTGTCTGACCAGTTGCGCCGGTATGCGCAGCGCGGGATCAATTCGGTGCGCGCGATCATCTCGCGATTCGCGCCGCCCAGCGAGAACAACACGCAGGCCTACATTGGCAGCGTATCGCAGCGTCTGGGCGTGGAATCGAATGCGGCGCTCGACCTGAACGACCCGCGCATGATGCAGGGCCTGATGGACGCCATCATCAGGGTGGAGAACGGTCGTAACCCGTACAGCACCGAGCAGCTCGCATCCGCTTCGGCGGCTCGCGCGGCCGGCGGTCAGGCGGCGGGTGCCGCGCCAGTTTCGCTCACCCAGACGACCACGATCCACGTGAATGGCGCGGCTGACGCGCAGGGCACAGCCGAGGCGGTTGGCCAGGCCCAGTCTGGTGTCAACCAGCGTCTGGTGCGCAACATGAGGACGGCAGTGCAATGAACAATCTGGCAAAGAGCGGCATCGCGTTGGCGGCCCTCACCGCTGCCGACGTGGTGAGCGCATTTTTTGCGCCCAAGCGTTCGATGAACTCATCGCTCGGCTCGTTCAGCGCCTATATCACGATCGAGGAGCACCATCACGACGAGCTGGTTATCACCGACCACCCCGTCGAGCAGGGTGCGGCGATCTCGGATCACGCCTACAAGAAGCCGGCCGAGCTGACCCTCACACTGGGGTGGACCAACAGCAGCTTGGCGGCTGTCTTCTCGCTGAAGTTCGGCAACTATTCGGCGTATGCCTACGAGCGGCTGTTGCTGCTGCAAAAAATGCGCGAGCCGTTCAGCATCTCCACGGGCAAGCGCAAGTACCAGAACATGCTGATCCAGTCGATCGACACCACGACCGACGCAAGAACCGAGAACGCATTTGTCACGACGCTGCACTGCCGCGAAGTGATCATCGTCCAGACGACCACAACGCTGCTGCAGCCGACTGAGAACCAGGCGCTGCCGCAGAAGACCGGCCAGACGACCAACACCGGCACGAAGCAGCCGCAGGCGACCAACACCAGCTTGCTCTACCGATTGGCGAACTGATGCAGACCTTTGAGATTCCGCTGTCGGCCCAGGCTCAGACCTTCAACGTCACCCTGGTAGGCGTGCAGTATCAGTTCACGCTGCTGTGGCGGGATACGACCTACGGCGGCTGGTTCCTGGACATCGCCGACGCTGCTGGAAATGCACTGGTATCTGGTATCTCGCTGGTCACCGGGGTGGATCTACTGGTGCAGTATTCGTACCTGACCTTTGGCTTCGAGCTGTGGGTGCAGACCGACGCTGCCGACGCGCCGCCGACGTTCACGAACCTCGGGACCGATTCACACCTCTATTGCGTGGTGCCCTGATGACGCAGCAGTGGATTCGACGTGTCAGCCTGGTGGTTGGCAACGCCAGCGGGCAGGGGCTCGACCTGTCGCAGCTGCACGTGCGATTCAGGATCTGGAGTGCCACGACACAGAGCCCGGAACACTCGACCATCCGGGTGTACAACGTCTCCGAGGCGACGGCCAAGAGCATCCAGAAGGAATTCACGCAGGTCTTCCTGCAGGCAGGCTACGGCGATGACTTCGGCCTGATCTTTTCCGGAGCGATCAAGCAGGTGCGCAAAGGGCGCGAGAACGCGACCGACACGTTCATCGACATCATCGCTGCTGATGGCGACGAGGCATACAACTGGTCGGTCGTGAACACGACGCTGGCGGCTGGCTGGACGCAATCGGATTGCCACGGTGCGTTGGTCCAGTCGATGGCGCAATACGGCATCGTGTCTGGCTACTCACCAGAGTTTGCGCCGACCAAGATGCCGCGCGGAAAGGTCTGCTACGGCATGACGCGTGACTACGTCCGGCGACTGGCTGATGCCAGCGCGTCGCACTGGACGCTGCGCGACGGGCAGTTGCAGATGGTTCCCGTTAATGGCTACCTGCCGGGCGAGGCTGTCGTGATGACATCGGCGACCGGGATGGTCGGCATGCCGGTGCAGACGGTCGACGGCATCATCGTGAAGTGTCTGCTCAACCCGAACATCCGACCGGGGACACGGCTCAAGATCGACAACGCGAGCATCCAGCAGGCGCCGTTGAGCACAGACTATACGGCCACGAACTACTTCCCGAGTCTGGACGACGACGGGATCTACAAGGTCTATGCGATGTCCCGGTCTGGCGACACGCGAGGCCAGGACTTCTATAACGAGATGATCTGCGCGGGCCTGAATGGAACGGCCCCGCTGACGTCGACCTACACGAACGCGGTGGCCAGTGGATAGCAGAGAACGTTGGGACGATCCCGAGGAAGCGCTGCGCGTGGCGCTGGAGGGGCTGCGATCCGGGATATGGACGGCCATGCCCGGCATCATCCAGTCGTTCAGCCCTGGGGCGATCACCGCAACCGTGCAGCTGGCGATCAAGGGCATCCAGCATTTCCCCGACGGCAGCGCCAGGTTCGTGAACATGCCGTTGCTCGTCGACGTTCCAGTGCACTTCCCGCGCGGCGGTGGGTGCACGCTGACGTTCCCTGTTGCCAAGGGAGACGAATGCCTGGTCGTGTTCTCGGCGCGCTGCATTGACGCGTGGTGGCAGTCCGGCGGCGTGCAGCCCCCGATCGAGCCGCGCGTACACGACCTCAGTGACGGCTTCGCGTTCGTGGGGTTCTTCTCGCAGGCCACCAAGATCGCTGGCATCAGCACCGCGAGCGCGCAGCTGCGCAGCAACGATGGCGCCACGTACATCGACCTGAACCCAAGCAGCCAGAAGGTCAAGATCGTCGCGCCGGGTGGATTCGATGTGGTCGCGCCGCTCTCGACATTCTCGGCTGGCGTGACGATCACCGGTTTGCTGACTTTCGTAGGCGGTATGGTGGGCAGCGCAGTCAGCGGCGCGGCCGCGGTGTTCAACGGCGTCCTGAATGTCATTGGGCAGATCACTGCCAACGGCAAGCGCGTGGACGACACACACACCCACTCTGATCCGCAGGGTGGCAGCACTGGGCCGGTCAACTGAGGATTCGCATGCGGTACCGAAAACTCGACGCCAACGGCGACTACGTCTGGGGGCACCAGCAGGGCGACTTCTATCGGGACCAGGCCGAGGCCGTTTCCCAAGCGGTGCAGACCCGGCTGGGCCTCACGCTCGGCGAGTGGTTCCTCGATGTCACGGATGGCATGCCATGGAATACCGAGGTCCTCGGCAAGTACACGCAGGACCAGTACGACGCCGCGATCCGCGATTGCATCTTGGGCACGCCCGGCGTGACTGAGATCGTGGACTACTCGAGCACCCTGGACACGTCCATCCGGAAGCTGACCGTCACGGTAACGATCAATACGCAGTACGGCCAAACCACCTTCACGACCACGATATGACCATCACTTCCGTCGCCCCGGTCATCAGTGCGGCCGGGATCAGCGCACCGGCGTTCTCGGACGTCCTCGCATACATCATCGGGAAGTACCAGGGCATCTATGGGTCGGACGTCTATCTGGGCAACGACTCGCAGGACTACCAGTTTCTGTCCGCCGGCATCGCAACGCCGATCAATGACTTGAACGCCGCGATCATCGCGACCTACAACGGGTTTTCGCCGGGCTCGGCACAGGGCGCCAATCTGTCAAGCGTGGTCAAGATCAATGGCCTGAAGCGCAACACGCCGAGCAACTCGACGGTCGACCAGATCATCGTCGGCGTGACGGGAACCGTGATCACCAACGGCCTGACGCAGGACGCCAACAGCAACAAGTGGGCGCTCCCTGCGACGGTCACAATCCCGCCCAGCGGGACGATCACCGTCACGGCGACGTGTCAGACGGCAGGCGCAGTGCAGGCCGGTATCGGCGCGGTCAACCAGATCGCGACGCCGACTCTCGGTTGGCAGTCAGTGACAAACGCGTTCGCCGCGAGCCCGGGCGCCCCCGTCGAGACCGACTCGCAGCTGAAGGCTCGACAGGCCACGTCGACGGCGTTGCCGTCGCGCACGGTGCTGGAAGGAACCGTCGGCGCGGTGTGGGCGGTGCCCGGCGTTACGCGGGTGACGCCGTACGAGAACGACACGAGCGCTGTGGATGCCAATGGCATTCCGGGCAACAAGATATATCTGGTGGTGGAAGGTGGCGACGCCACGGCAATCGCCCAAGCCATCGCAGCGAAGAAGACCCCAGGCACGGGAAGCTACGGAACCACAACGGTTCAGGTCACCGATGCCTATGGCATCGCGCACCCGATCAGCTTCTACCGTCCGACCTACGATGCAATCACTTGTGCGATCGCGCTGAAGGCGCTCGCCGGCTATACGTCGACCATCGGCGCGGCGATTCAAGCGGCAGTGGCAGCGTATATCAATGCGGTTGTGATTGGTGGCGCACCAAGCGGCTACATCGAATGGGATAGCGCGCTGACCGCGGCAAAGTCTGTGCCTGGGAGCAACACCTTCCGGATCACGTCGCTGGTGCTGAGCGGGCCGGGCGGCGCCGGCGCGCCGGACGTGCTGCTGGCTTTCAACCACGCCGGCCAAGCGACGCCAGCGAGCGTGACGATAACGGTGAGTTGACATGGCGCAGGCATCCGATTACACCTCGCTCGTCACCACCGAGCATGCGGACAAGCCAAAGTTCACGGCAATGATGGCGGCTGTGGCGCAGTGCTTCGCCGACCAGATCAACGTCCTGCAATCGATCCCGGCTGCGTTCGACCTGGACAACGCAGTCGGCGTGCAACTCGACGCCGTGGGTCTCTGGGCAGGTATCAGGCGCCAGGTGAGGACTCCGCTGAACGTCTACTTCTCGCTCGACGTCGCCGGCCTCGGCTTTGATCAGGGTAACTGGCAGGGGCCGTATGACCCCAGCACCGGCCTCACATCGCTCGACGACGAGACGTTCCGCACGCTCATTCGCGCGAAGATCGCCGCGAACAGTTGGGATGGGACGGTGCCTGGTGCGGCAGGTGCGTACGCAAATCTGTTCGTCGGGACGGCCAGCTACATCTTCATCCAGGACAACCAGGACATGACGATGACAGTGGGCGTATCGGGTGCGATCCCGAGCGCGCTGTTGCGGGCGCTGTTTTCCGGCGGCTACCTGCCGCTTAAGCCGGAAGGGGTACACGCGAACTATGTCGTGCCGTCGGCCAATAACACGCCGCTCTTCGGCTTCGACGTGCAGAACCAGTACATCGGTGGGCTCGATTCCGGTTCGTGGGCGGTAGCCGCCTGACCTTCATTGCTTCACCACAGGCCGCCCTCGGGCGGCTTTTTCATTTCTGGAGCCCCAATTGGCCCTGCAAAACGACTTTCTGCCGTTCGCCACGGGCGGCGGCGCCAACGTGCTCTCGCAATCTGCGTATGCCGCTCTCGCCGCAGTTTCGACTGGCTATCAGTCAGGTGTGGCGTCCTCGGCGGCGCTCAATAAGACCTGGCGTCAGTCGAGCATCATGTCGGCCGTCTTGGCGCTGATGATCAACAACAACGCCGGCCAGCCAGCTGTCGACGATGGCACAACCGCGAATCTGCTGGCCAACTTGACCACTGCGATCTCGGTGATCGCTCGTCAGAACCCGGTTCTAGCCGACACCGGCACGGCGAACAACTACGTGGTGGCGAACCTTGCTGCCTTTACCGCCTATCCGACGGGTTCAGGCCTCACGTTGGACGTGTCGATCGCCAATACGAACACCGGGGCATCCACGCTCAACGTGGACGGACTTGGTACGAAGCCGATCCTCGGGCTCGGCCTTCAACCGCTGCAGGGCGGCGAGCTGGTCCAAAAGGGCGTGGCATGCCTGCTGTACGTCGTTGCCTCGACGGTCAACGGCGGGAACGGTGCTTGGATGCTGACAGAGTGTTCGGGTGGTGCCCAGCAGGTCGCGCCAGCTACTCAGAGCAAGCATGCGCCGCAAATGTGGCAGGTGACCGGTATTGTCGGATCGGCTCGTAACCTGAAGATGAGCGTCGCCGCGGCGAGCGCGTCGGCAACTCTCACGGCGGACGAAATCGTCGTCGAGACTGCACTCGGTGGCATTCGATATTGCCTTGCCAACTTCAGCAGTGCAGTCAATCTCGGCACGACGGGTGCCGGTGGGATGGACACTGGATCGGCGCCGGTCAGCGGTTATGTCGCGCTGTATGCGATCTACAACCCGACGACAGGCACGAGCGCGTTGCTAGCGACGAATGCGACGAGTTCCGCTGCACCCAGTATCTATGGCGGCGCCAACATGCCCAGCGGTTATACGGCGTCTGCTCTTGTCAGCGTGTGGCCGACGAACGGTAGCAGTCAGTTTGCGCCGGGCCTGCAGATTGATCGCCTTATTGGCACGCTCGGTGTCCAAGTCCTATCAACGTCGACACAGTCAGCCAGCCTGACGAGTCTGAACATTGCGAGTGCTGTGCCGCCGAATGCCAGGAAGGTTCAAGGCATTCACAGCATCGGCTCGACGACTGCTCAATCCGGTCTGGTGTCGGCTGTTACAGGCGCCACGTCCGGCGGCTCGGGGGTGGGCACGACAGCCTACAACGCGTCCAACAACGTGAACACCGGTGGCGCGACTGCAATGAGCTTCAGCGGGCTGCCGATTGCGACTCCGCAGACGATCTTCTATTCGGCAGCGTCGTCGCTCGGAACCATGTCGTACACGATCACTATTACCGGGTACGAGTTCTAATCTTCGAGGATTCAAATGGGCACTCATTGCGTTCAGTTCTCAGATTCCGCAGAAACGGCAATCGTCTCGTGTTTCGGTGGGCCGCAAGACCCAGCTACGTTTCCAAATCAAGGGGTCGTTGACGTCAGTGACGCTAGGTTGCTGGCGTTCATCAATCCAACATCGACCCTTGATGGGGCCAAAGTAGCGCAAATCGCTCTCATTAAAGCCTCGTGCGAAGCGCAGATTGTTGGAGGCTTCACGTCTTCCGCTCTTGGCTCCTTGCGAGGTTATCCATCTCAAGATACTGACCAGCGCAACCTGCAAAGCGCGGTATCCGCCTCCGTAGGCGCGGCCGCAACGTGGGCGACACCGATCTGGTGCGCTAACGCCGGCGTGTGGTCGCTGACATCACACAGTGCCGCACAGGTTCAACAGGTCAATGCCGACTGGCTTGCGTTCCGCGTGGCGGCGCAGCAGAAATACGCCGGTTTGGTATCCCAGATCAACGCTGCAACGAGTGCGTCAGCAGTGCAGGCCATCGCCTGGTAAGCGCCCAATCACGACAACATCAGCCCGCCATGAGCGGGCTTTCTCACATCCGGGGTCACCACATGGCAGCAGAACCAATTAGCGGCAGCGCTGCAGGAGTAGCAGCTGGCTCAGCTATCGCGAAGTATTTCGGCCTGCAGCTCGGTGCCGGCGCGGTTGCTGCGGCGCTGGGATTTCTCGTCCTATGGCCGAAGACTGCAAGGGAGGGCTTTGCCAGGCTCGCGTCGTCAATCATTGCCTCGATCGTCTTCGGGCCGCCTCTGGTTGCCTTTGTTTATTCGCGATACCCGGACGTCTTCACATCGGCGCGCGCGCTGGCTGAGGCCTCTGGCGTCAAGCCGGAGTTCGGGTTGCTTTACGCCGGCGCGCCGTTACTGGTGATCGCCGGGCTGCCGGCGTGGTGGGTTCTCGGCGCGGTGCTGCGCTGGTTCGATAAACGACGTGACAAGGACATCGCCGAGATTGTTCAGGATGCGCGCGATGCGGTGGCGGGGGCGAAGAATGGCTGACTCTCTCGTAACAGCTGCCCAGTTGCGCGCGATTCTGCCGCTGGCCGGGGCGCGGGCGGACTTATTCGCGCCGCCGCTGGCCGCCGCAATGCTGCAGTTCGAGATCAACACGCCGACGCGCGCGGCCGCGTTCCTTGCCCAAACTGGCCACGAGTCCGGGCAGTTGCGCCTGCTGCGCGAGATCTGGGGCCCGACACCGGCACAGCGCCGGTACGAGGGCAGAGAGGATCTCGGCAACACCGAGGCGGGCGACGGTAAGCGCTTCATGGGCCGAGGCCTGATCCAAGTCACCGGCCGGAAGAACTATGTGCTGTGCGGATTCGGCCTGCACTTGGACCTGATCACACATCCCGAACTGCTCGAGCAGCCGGAGTACGCCGCCGCATCCGCCGGCTGGTATTGGCACGTCCACGGCCTGAACAAGTTCGCCGACGCCGGCGACTTCGTCGGGCTGACGCACGCCATCAACGGCGGCACAAATGGCATAGCCGGCCGCCGCGCCTTGTGGGCAAAGGCAAAGACAGTACTGGGAGTGAATTCATGAGCAAAGCAAAGATCGTTCGGGACAACGAGGGGCTGTTCTACGGAATCAAGTGGATCTGCCCTGGCTGCGACGCAGGCACACGTGGGTCTGGCGTCCACATCCTGCCTGTTAACTGGCTACCGCCTGGCGAGACCGAAGAGTCGCCCCACAACGCGGGCAAGCCGCGCTGGGGATTCAACGGCGACATGGAGAAGCCGGTCTTCACTCCGAGCGTGCTGTCCAGCTGGGACGAGTGGCAGCGCGAAGGGGTGCCACCCAGGAAGCACGTCTGCCATTCGTTCGTCGGGTGCAACGGCGCGCAGCCCGGGCAAATCGTTTTTCTAGGCGACTGCACGCATGCCCTCGCGGGCCAGACCGTCGACCTACCTGACATCGACTGAATTTACCCACCCCCGTCTGAGCCCCGCCGCGTGCGGGGCTTTTGCTTATCTGGAGGCCCACATGGCCGTCACCGATACCCACGAAGAGAAAGAGACGCTGGCCGTCGACGTGCTGCTCCCTGGCCACGAAGCGCGCACTACTACGCCGTTGTTCTTGCATTCCAAGAAGGCCTTGATTGCGCGCGAGGGCGGCCGCTGCTGGATATGCGGTTGCACGGCGGAGGAGAGCGGCCATCCGCTCGAGGCGCACCACCACCCGATCGAGCGGTCGCTGGCCAATATGATCGACTGGGCCAGCGTGGCCGAGTTCGCCAAGTCCGGCGCGCTGGGCCCGCACGCCGCGGCATTCAACTGGGATGCCTTCGACCCGGCCGACCCGTACGCCTTCGTGGATGACATGACGGTGAACGGGCTGTTGCTCTGCAAGACCCACCACACCGGCAAGGACGCCGGAATCCACGACATGCCTTTCCCGCTCTGGATCGCCCAGAAGTATGGCAAGGAAGGCTACCGCTTCAGCCCGACGGAGGTGATTCACCATGCTGACGACCATTCTTGAGGCGGTTGGGGCCGCACTGAAGGCCATCTTCGCCACGCCGGAGCGTATTTTCGTTGCAGCAGTGCTGGTCATCCTGGCGCTGTCCGGTGGTGCGGTGCTGACCTACAGGCACGAGCGCGATACTACGCGCGCAGAGCTGTCGCAGGCTCAAACCGCCCTCGGCAAGGCGCAGGCGGACAACCGCGAGTTGACTGGAATGCTCGGCACGCAGAACGCGGCGGTGGCTGACCTACAGGCGCAGGCCAAGCTTCGGCAGTACCAAGCGGCCAAGGCAGATGCCGACGCGCAGGCAGCGCAATCCAAGTACACCCTGCTGGCCGGCAGGATTCAAGCGCAATCCGCCGGCCCCGACCAGTGCGCGTCGCTGCACGGCCTGCGCATGACCTTCGCGAAGGAGCGCCCATGAACCGCGTCATGATCCTGTGCCTGCTGCTGGCAGGCTGCGCGGCGCCGCAGGTGGTCGAGAAGCCGGTCGAGGTGAAGGTGCCCGTGCCGGTGCCGTGCACGACGGCGGAGATCTCGGAGCCTGACTGGCCGCTGGCCAAGGTGCCGGAAACTGCGAGCGACTTCGAGTGGTTCAAGGCGGCGCTGGCTGAGCTGGCGCTGCGCGCTGGCTATGAGGCGCGCCTGAAAGCGGCCGTTGCCGCGTGCCAATGATCCGGCGCGCGCTGGCCGCGGCGGCGCTATTGCTGGCTGGCTGTGCCGCCATCGGTTGTGGTGCAGACGGCGGTAACGGAGGCTACGAAGCGGAATGCGGCGCCGAAATTCACTTCTGATCGATGTCCGGTAGAATCCACGCAAAATTACAGAAATGACATCGACGTGGAACAAGCTGGACACAAGAAGAACGAAGAACTGCAGGCCGTCCGAGCGATCGCTATTGCGCTCGTCATAGTCTCGCACCTGGTCAATCTGTTCCCGTGGGGCGCGGATTGGGGGGTAATAGGTAAGGGGTTCTACGTCGGCGTCGACCTCTTCCTTTGCCTCTCCGGCTACGTCATAACCAAAAGCTTGCGCGGGCAGCTGCTCACGTCCACCGGGGACGCTTTCTGGCGCCAGGTCGCAGCGTTCTGGGTGCGCAGGCTGTACCGTATCACGCCATCCGCCTGGGTCTGGATCGTCATCCCGTTCGTCTCATATACCGCGTACTACGGCACGATCAATCCGGTCCACTTGTCCGACGCCGTCGCGGCTGTAGTTCACGTTGCGAATATCCGCAGTTGGGAATGTGCGTGGGTGCCCGGGCAGGGCCCATGCGGCGGCTTTGGGCACTACTGGAGCCTGTCGCTCGAGGAGCAGTTCTACCTGCTGCTGCCTTTCCTGTTCCTGGTATTCCGCAAGCGCGTCCATTTGGCGCTGATTGCCATCGTGCTCGCGCAAGTCTTCCTGCCCCGGCCGCTTGGGAATGTCCTGGGCGCTATCAAGACCGACGCACTGATGCTTGGCGTGCTGCTGGCCCTCTGGTCGGACGCCTCCAGCTACCGCATTTTCGACCCACGTCTGACTGCCTCACGACTCCGATTCATCCTCGCACCGCTGCTGGTGGCCTGCCTGGTAGGGATGGCCCGCTACGAACCCGTTCCGTTCTTCCTCGGCATGGTCGCAGTGGTATCGGCTGTCATCGTCTGGATCTGTTCCTACGACAAGGGCTACTTCATGGCCGATGGCCCGCTGCGCCGTGGCCTAGCATGGATCGGCGAGCGGTCGTTCGCCATCTACCTGATCCACCCATTTGCCTTCTGGCTGACAGGGCCAGTGATGCGCGCCATCTATCCAGGCGTGGAGTTCACTGGGTCATACACCGTGCGATTTGCCGCGGTCGGCGCGGTGCTCACGTTGGTGTTGGCGGAGTTGAGCTATCGCCTGATCGAGACGCCATTTCGCGCGCGCGGCGCGCTCCGATCGCAACGGGTCATTGCGGGCAACGCAGGCGCAGTTGCTACAGTTGGATAGCCGAAAAAAATGCCGCGTCTGGGGTGGACGCGGCTCAAGTCGAATTGGGTATGTCACCGATCTCTCGGCAGGCAGATCATGCCTTTTGAAAGTGATCTGCGCATCGCCCGAATGAGGGATAGAAGATTCTGCTGGGAGCGGCTTCTGCAAACACAAAATTCGCGCTGAGCGAAGAAAATCAGTATGGTGGCGTGCATCCGCCCACTTTTCTTTGGGCCATCACCGAACAATACATTGGTTGTAATTCGTCTTTACAACGTATCCGTTGTGGCGCAGCGCGCGGCGCAGAGATCGCATGGAAGTATTTTCGTGGCACTGGACGTGGCACCAAGATACTTCACAATTACAAGACTGGCTTGTATTAACGATCGTAGGTATTTTTATGGGTCCTGTCGGCGGGACCAAAATCAAGACGCCGCGATTCCGCACTCCATTCACTTCCCTGAAGTTCTTTGTTCGAGTCTCCATGGGAAATGCATGGCTGATCTCAGGCAGTAGTCCTGCCGGTTCTTG